GCCAAACTTAGCAACAGTGGCTGCGAAGGGTGCATGCTACACTTTCCTGAAATCGCGCTTGCGTTTACCACTTGGGTGCACCGCACGTTAGATCAACACCACAGACACAGTTACGGTAAGGGTTTCCCGATACGATAACTGATTTATCACCATTCACTAGTCACACTTACTCTATCATTCTTAGGACTTACGGTCTCAAGGACCCAATTCATTTATCAGGACTTACATGCAAGCAAAGCCATCAAAATAGAGAATTGTTTAGCCTTAAATGAATCGATGGTTTAAGTTCACGGGCCTGCCGCTGCAATAAAACTCACATTGGGAGGATCGTCAATCCCCTGTACCTAGATACATGTTGCCATACAAAACAAACAAATTAGTTGCCGTGAGTACCAGCTGAAGGTGTTATATGAGACTCCTTGGTTAATTTCTTAACAATCTTCGCTGCCGCCTTTGCCTCACCCGCTTCTGTCTTCTGCTTTAAGAATGCTTTCTCACGCCCTCCAAGCATGCTCATTCCCATACCCAATAACTGGGACTTAGGATGTGGCACCTTCATGAGCGCAGAACCCATCATCTTTAAGCTAGGAGATATAGCGTCCTTGACAGTATTGGCAGCTGCCGCTAACCAATCTCCAAATCCATTGCGATCAACAGTGACAGCTATCGGCATCTCTCGATGAAGATAAGACACCAGATCAAGCGCACGCTGATCGCAGGCCGGAGAAGGATCGGCTAGAAGAACGAACTGAGAAGAGACCGTAGGAAACAACTCCAGTTGCACATTGTAATTTACAAGTATAGTATTCTTGAAGTCCAGACCAGTAAGAATACAACCACCCATATCAAACTCGGTCCACGCATGTAATTGAAAGGCTCGCGTTTGCTGGTTAGCACTTACCGATACTATCGTAGAATCTGGAATTCCACCAGAGATATCTGACGCCGTACCATTATAGAATAGCGGCTGGCATCCATTGAATGCGTCGGTTGGTATGTCAATAGTATGCAACCCATGCACAATATAACACCCCCTCTCTGCCTCCCACTGAACTGAATCAGCGAGTTGAAGAGCCTGAGCCGTGTTTCTTGGCGGTAATGCAATAGGAACACACGAAGTCGACGACAATTGACCAGGTGCTGCCGCATTATATATGTTGAACGACGTAGAATATTTTGGCGAATTCACTGGCTGACGATAGCATGTTATCGTACCTTGCCGCGTTAGCGATGCCGATGGATTATGCACCTCAAAAGCAGAGGCTATGACCCGAAACGGATCCTGAATATAATAGTTAGGGATAATCAAACATACGATCTGCTGATAATTTCCGGTAAGCATGTTTATGTCTGTACCTGTTAGGATTGTTGCCAACACCAACCCACAGAATGCACCGCCAACCGGACTATTATTCAGTAACGTATTAGTAAGATAACCTGCGCTATTTACTCGGGTCGTTGGGTTGAGTCCCCCCGCTCCCGCGCCGAATCCACTCGAATACACCATTGGAGCGTTGAATATGTGTAGGTCCCAAGTTCCCGACGTCGTTGCTCCTGTCCATGCCATTGTTGTCGACTGTTTGACTTTCGGGCACACTGATGCCCCCACTGCTGCGTCCGGATACCCGCATAACGGGCGTCGACTGTCCGGAAACGGGTCGATCGCATTCTCGAGGTAAAGTTTCCCTGCCTCCGATAAAGCAAGTTCGTTCCCGATCCGCCGGAGTATCGACTCGGCTCTCGCAGCGCGGGCACTCATCTCCTTGAAAGCTTACTAGACAGTCGAGACAAAAATGAACGGTAACGATGTGAGACGTATTATTTGGTACAAAGACCCAACTTGCCATACAATGTGCACAACTAAAGTACGAATTGTATTGAGGACGTGTCGTCTTGGAGAGCACACTCTAACACTTGAACTTTTATTCGAGATTTGTACGCCATGGCCTCGAATCCGCTATACAAACTAGCGAGTTCAGCGTCGGTGAAATATAAAGCATTTATCTGTTCCATGTAGATTTTCTCCCCAGATTTTTGAACAACAACAAATCCCCGTAATTGTACACTATAATTTGTATATAAAAACTCAATAAAATCTTGTATTTCGGACCTTAAATCCAAATTCGCCCAACTTTCCATCCGCAGCGCACATGCACGAAGCAATGACCACCGGGGATCAATATTGTTCGAACCATAAAGTAAAGAATCCAGTATCCTATCTCTGCGCGGCGAAGGCAAATATAGCAGCAAATCCGTGTTCCACACAGTGTCATGACTCAAAAAATCACACGCCCAAGCGGGTCTAGGGTCCCAGCATTCCGAAGTAACTTTGAAACCTAGGATTTCCATCTGACCGGCCAACGCGCGACCATTAAACCAAACATTAACCTCATCCGAAACTGAAAATGTGTTGTCATCACCATTTAGATCTAACTCGACATGATCGAGAAACAACTCATAACTTAACTTCCGAGATTTGATTTCTGCTAATTCCTCCCCCTCACTTTGATCCAACTCAGTTTGTTGCTCTAAATAAGTCTCCCTGTCACAATCATCAGGAAACTGGATAAACCAGAGTAAAACAAAGCAGTAATAAACAATTAAGGCTAAGCCCAACGTATTGTCTCCAATCGTGTTGCCATTCCCGCTCGTATTCCCTGTTTCCTTTATTACAATTTCACCAGTCGGTAAGACCAAAATCGAATTAATAATGCAATCATATAAATGATATAACCTCCACTTGTAGTTTTCTCTGATTGAGGCTTTCAAACACAAAATTCGGAAAGCGCACAATGTCCACAAAATAAATGCCAACAAAGAAGCATCATAAGACGAACAGTCTAGTGCATAGCAATTTGGATGTTTCGCCAACTTTCTTACACGCCTGTCCCATTCTCCGTAATACTTAGTCGTTCCAACAAAACTCGGTGTATCATGCGCACTCTTATAAAACCTTTCATTCATATCAAAACAAACACGTGAAAGTGCAATTGAATGTTGAGCAGAAGATGCAGTAAAAGCCCTTATCTTATTTTCATGAATTTTATCAATATCTCGCATTTCAACCTTATCGGAAGAATTCCAGAATATGGGCACTTGCTGATAAGCCAGCAATGACCAATAAATTCGTTGTGCGGTAAAGAACTCATCTGTGCAAAAATATTCCCCTTTGACACGGAACATCAAATTATGCGGGTAGCCAGGTGAAGTAGATTTCTCAGCTTCAATTATAACCTGTTCGAGAGATATAACATCACTACCAGACATGTGAGGATAAAATGCACGGATAAGAAATTCAAGAGCCAACTTGTACCCCCTACTTTCCATTATGGTTTGAGATCGATCATACTTAGCAGTTGCTATGTAATTTGACTCAACATTAGCACTGCAACGTCGATATTTATTTTGCCAGATTATATTATGGTCCTTTCTCCATTTGTCAACCTGAGGGTCGACTAGCTCCTTGCTCTTGAAAGCGGCAATTCGCCTGAAAACAGTCCCACCAAAATGTAAATGTCCACCTGTGAAATACTGTGTAAATAACCTGCTTGGTTTCCCCTCCTTGACCCCTCGAAATCCGCTTGCATACTCCGACCAAAAATCAGATGCAAGTCGTACTCTTTCGAGAGGTCCTAGAGTTCCCCCAACTTGATTAAATTACTACCAGTCATACGATTTTTCATCTCGATTGAACACGGTATGAACGAATTATCATTTTGGCCTCCAGCACGATGAAAACCAACGATAGCACAATCTTTCTTAGCCCACACAGGACAACCAGACCAACCAGGGAACGTGCTAGCGTCATGAACATATTCCCCTGTTTCCTCCCGAAGGACTCTTCCAGTTGCAAAAGAGCGGTCGTTCCCATTATAAATTGCAATTTCCTCACCAACAACAGGTGGCCTGCACGTAGTTTTCACGATTGGCTTCAACACACTCTTCTGACCATCAGAAAGAACATGTAGGTCATACGAAACCAAATCAACCCCCACAACAGTAGGTTTACTAACGAGCTCCATCCATTTATCTGAGAAATTTAGCCAAACATGTGGTAAACCCTTAACATTATGTTCAACCGTAACGAGTTTGCCATTTACTGTTCCAGAATTCCCGATAAAATCTTCAAAACTTGCACTTGAATACACTCCATGAGTAGCACCATAGATCTTTTCCATATCATATGGTTGCACATTGTTTACAATGCTTTCCTCTTTTCGCTCAGTCCCCTTCATACTACACTTTTTAGAGTGTTTCTTAAGGTTAGCTGGCGTTACCAGATTTCCACATTGTCCACATGGCACCATTTCAACTTTTAAAAGATCCACCGGCTTGCTTTCATGTTCGCGGTCAAAAGTGTCACCAATCATACTCATAATCTCATCTTTGGTAAGTTTACGACCTAGAGTACTCATTACTTCCTCACCCTGTTCCGCTCGCAGTGCTTTATCACGCAAATAATTACGATAATCCCGAATATCCCGGAAATCACTCGCGTCTTTCAACGTTGTTCCTGAATATTGTATTTCTCTGCCCTTCTTCCTTTTTTCTTCCACCTTTTCCTCACGCAAATCATTAATAGCATGTTGCGTCATAAGCAGTACATCCCGATTAGCCTTATTAAGGGCCTCCTGGTTTCTTGCCTCTAATGTACGGACTTGCATTATGATAAACTCTTTGATCTCATCCACGTCTTCAAAGATACTTGATGCAGTGCGCATCTCAGACCCAATCGTAACAGTGGTTTCAACCGATTCATTCTCTCGCGTGGTACCTCGGGATTCCAAATTTTGGGAAGGGGGATTCTCTTCTTCAGGTCCGTAGACTGTAACATCTTGCTCGTACCCTACTGGGAGGTCCCACCCAGACGGATAGTACACATCCAAGAAATACTTTAACATACAAACGACAATAACAATGAAGATCAAAGCAGCCAACCAATATTTCCCAATGATCTCCCAAGCAAGTTCCAAATAAGTCCTTCTCTTCTCCCGCTCAACGTATGTCTCATCCACCTCTGCTCGTAAATTAATAACTTCAGCAGCTTGATCTTTGATATGTTGATTCAGTACATCTCCAGGCGTCATACCCAAAAGAGCTTGGCCAGATGTCGGTTCCATCAGGTGCCGAATTCGCTGAATTTCCTCGCTAGAGTACTTATCATGCAAATTCTTTCCTCTAATCCACCGATTTAACCAAGATTGCGGCACACGCGCTTCTTGTACTTTTTTCTTTATATCCTCATCAAGGCGTCCATTAGGCCAAATACGATTCATAGTAGAAGACACACTGCCACTAAGACCTGAGACAAAACTATTGAAAGCACCATGAACATATCCAATGTCCTCGCTTTCAGAAACCGCCCAGAAACGTGATACATCAAGAGCAATGATAGAGACAGCAAGAAAGGCACGAAACTGTTGAAAAATCTTCACAGCAACGCCGAAGCCATCATTCATCAATACCAGTAAAATTGCCATTAATGTTAGTGTTTCCATCACCCCTTTAATCTTATCATACACCACCTTTGACCTAGCAGGTATTCCGACGAAGTACTTGTACAATTGCATGAATACGTAGCAGCTTAGAGCAACATATGAAAGCATTTTTATCTGTGATACTTGATCATTCATAACCATCTCACAGAAATGCTTAAACTGTCCCCATAGCGTATCATCGCGTATCCACAACCGAAACCGTACCCATCGATAAATAGTCCCACCCAGATTCCACGTAAACACGACAGGCAGCGAGTAAACTGCCCCGACTAATATTGCGGAAGTGATGAAATAATTCAATGTTCCAAGGTAATATAGCACCTCCAACATCTCCATAAATATATTGCCATTCATCGCATGCATAAGACGGTTACGGTCCTCTGCTGAAATACTCCATATTTCCTCATAAGTGGAGCGAATCGAAACATCAGATATATAATCAGCAACAATAAAGACGAGCATATGCATGTTCGCCAAATTGAAGAGACTAATATGATTATCCGACTGACCCCAGACCATACTCGGATCCGTAAAAGGTAAATGAAATGGCGTGATCACATATGGTCGAAAGATATTCTCGACCTCTTGCATCTGCGCCTCCTCACGATCACCCTCACGAACAATGGACTCCCAACTTCGTTCCTTATTCCCATTATACGCATGCATCAGTCTATTGCGCTCCTCCGAAGTAAGACCCCACTCAACATCCATCACAGCTCGGTGATCCACATTCATTATCCAATCGAGTGCCAAGTCGAGCGCGCCCTGCCATGTAACAACACACAGCGACTGCCAAACTTCAGCAACTCTGAACAACTTCTCTGGACCCTCCTTACACGGGATGAACGAAGTTTCACCAGTATCAGTGAACTCGATCTTAAACCACGGTGCTGTTACGCCTCCAGTATTTAGAATAAAAAGAGACGCAGTAAACCGACGAACAGGCTGACCACTGGCCACGTCCGGCAAGACGTTACCCTGGAACTGAGCCCCAAGACCACCCGTGGTCCCGC